TCGAGGCAGAAGAAATAAAATAAAAATCTAACCAATTCCAATTTGCCTCAGAATACTTTGTCCAGTAATTAATTCAGTACCAAGACCAATCAAAATCCCCATCATCAAAGTCAAACTCAATGTCTGTTACGTTGAATTTCATTTGTTGTAAAATCCTATGGTTTCTGTGAGTTCTGGGTCAAAGAGTTTCATTGAAAGTTCTGCGTTTGATACGTCATAACCTTCTCTCTCCATCGCAATTTCGATAATGTTCCATATTTTGCATAGTTCATCATCTTCAAGGAATGATTGAACTGCATAGAAATGTTCTGTGTTACAAGTCATTAGTCTCTCCACTCCACATTCAAAGTGATTTCATTCGGTGTCAAATCTCTATCAAAGATAAAGATATGCTCATCATCTGTAACTCTGTCTGGAAATGCCTTTTTGATTTCATCTTCATTCTCAATTATGTGTAAGGGAATGAATGGCATATAATTCTGTACTATCTCATCAAGAGTGATAGAAAATTTACCAGTTGCGGATAACATATCAGATAGGTCATCTTGTAAACCCATCAATAAGTCTCTATTATCTTCATAGATATACTCCATGAGTTTGTCTCTTGAGATAATTGCTTTTGTGGTGGTTGTTTGCATAATCATCTTTGCTTATGTTTATATTATAGGTGATAGTAAGGTGAAATCAACAAAGTGTGTGACACTAATTAAACTGTCTACCACTCCATGTCAGGTTGCTTAGATTGTGCTATTTGTAGTTTAGTCTCATATTTGACTTTGACATTCTCTAATAGTGTGTGAACATCTATCAAGTCATCCCACTCATCTAATATCTCTGAGTCTTGATACTCAACTGACTTGTCAACAATATATTCAACTTTCTGGTCAACAAACTCAAAGAGTGTGTTGAACTGGTTATCTGTGAGTGTGATAGTTTTCATTCCTCTGTACCTATCTCATTAAGTGAGTCCATAATTCTCTTAGTTCGGTCAATTAAGGCCGCTCTACAATCAACAAGATCAGCATCAGATAGTTCTCTGAGTGATGTATTAAGTTCCTCTGCTTCATTCCACGCATCCTCTATGAGAATTGGGTTTGAACCATCTGAAAACTCCTGTAGTCTCTCAACAACTTCCTCTGGGAAAAATCCTCTGAAGTAAGCATCTTCGCCATAAGCAATTTCATAAACTGCTTTCATGAACTCTTTGGGGGTCATTGTCATGAGTTGTTCTCCTATGATCTATACTCATTATAAAGAATATCCCTGATCGGTTCAAGGTCTGCTGTGCCACTTCGAATAATGGTATACTCTTCGTATGAAGCATCATTATCTGTGGCATAATCAATAGTGTTCATTAATGCCAAGAGTTGATCTTTCGTTAGATTCATGAGTTTTTGTAAATACGATCTTGGTTTTGAATGATGTTATAATCGACCTTTGGATTTTTGTCTGCTTCATATGCAAGTGTGAATACATTTGCATATACCATATTCAAGAGTATTTCTTCTCTGTCTGGTAGTTCACTTGGGTTACTGTCGCTGTTCAATCTTGACTCACACATAACCTCACTCTGACCCTGTAGATGTGTCATGAGTGCTGTAAGTTCAAGATCATCTAATACAAGTTTGTGTAGTGCCATTAGTTTGTCTCCTCGAATGGTTCTCTTAATGGTTTTTTGAAATCGCAATCTGTGTACTCTTTGATTTCTTCGACTACATCATCATAATGATCTTCCCAATAGTTTTGTGCTTCATCAATAAATTCAGCATCAGGCATATCTTCATAATACCTGTTAAGCTCATCCATAACGTATGCAACTAAATCTTTAGTTGACATGTTGTCAACATATCTCTCTACGAAAAATGCTTTTAGTTCAACTATTTGGTTATGAGTCATACCAAACTTTTCTAATTTGTTTTTATCATTTTGGTTCATTAAACTGACTCCTCTAATAATTGAATTGCATTTTCTAGGACTTCATCAATAGTAAATGATGTACCCTCGTTATCTTTAGGTAACTTACCAAAACCGCATAGTTTACCCATTTCTCTAATATCGTAGAGATCACATAATAAATCTGAGATATTCATTAGACTTCTCCCTCATCTGGAAATTGTGATAGATACGCATTAGCAAGATGTGACACGAAAAACCACGCACGTTGACCACTCACTCTATTTTCATTACAGTAGTGTGATACAGCATCTTCAACCAATTCAGATATTTCAACTGCTTGGTTTCTGACTTCTTTGATGTCGTCCATAATAAAAAATCTGTTTACATTATTATAATAGTACCTATCCGACACGAATAGGATTTTTATGTGACACTAATAAAATTGTCACATCAACTAAACTTTATCCATTTAATTGGATTACCATTAGTAGCCTTCCATAGGTAAACTGCACCTATGGATTCAACTAAATTCTCTCCAGTTTTTTTTGCTTCATCAAAATCAGTAAAATTCCAATAATTTGCATCTTTTGAGTAAAAATCAAAAGTGTCAGTTAAAATCCATTTTTTCATAGTTTTGGTAGCCATACTATCATACCTAGAGTTAAAAACAAGGAGCCTACAGGCGATCCTGAGAGGAGCAAAAGTGTATCATTTTATACTATTTGAGTTGAATCTCATAATCTATAGATTTGATGCACCAACCACTAGCTGTAGTGACTTCTTCAATCAAATCGTCCTCATCTTCAGCCTCCCATACACCAAGTGCTAGGTCACGAAGTTCAATTTCCTCATCAAAGGAAAGACAAGTAAAGTCATCATTTGAGTACATATCATCAAAATCAAACTCAACATCAATTACATTAAATTTCACGATAAACTCCTATCAAGTACTTTTACATTTTTTTTAAGTGTCTCATCATAGACACGAATTGAGAGTTCTCCATCAGCATCTACAAATCCATTTCTGTCAAGTGCATTGCCAACTATCTCCCAAACTTGATGGACTTCTTCATCAGTTAGCATTGAACCAATACTGTAGTAGTGTGTTCTTTTCATTAGTTTAACTCCAATTATCTACTGTTTCTAAAACAGTATGAACATCAAATAAATCTTCCCACTCCTCTAAGATTTCTGAATCCTGATAGTCAACGGAAGCATCTACAATAGACTCAACTTTTTGATTAACAAATCCAAATAGAGTTTCAAATTGTTCATCAGTTAAATTGATTGTTTTCATAGTGAATGATTTGCTTATGTTTTCATTATAATAAAGAAAAACAAGGGGTCAATAAAAAGTAGACACCTTGTTAACTGTCACGAGAGCTGTTACTTATTGCTCTCCCATTTGCCATAATCTCCTAAGTCCTCAACGTATATATCATTAACTTGTTCTTTTCCTTCTAATTGTAATAGGTTATACCAATTCCACATATACGGATTTAAGCAATCGTTATCATCTATCATTACATCTAAGGTCACTCTATATCTTGTCAACTTCTTGCTTTCTGGGATAGTTTGAGACATGATTACCTCGTAAGTGAATTTAGTAGTTTATTGATACAAATATACTCATTCCACACTATATGTAGCAATTAAAACTTTTTAAGTAATTTCTCTGTCTCTGGGTCAAGTGTCTCTCTTACACCAATCCAGCCATTTTGATTCTGTTCTATTAACGAATCAAGGTATTCATCTTCACTTTTGTATTGAGAATCATACTCAAACTCAAATTCCATAATTGTTTTTATAAAGGACGAGAGGAAACAAAACACGACCAACTGCTTAAGTTCTACTTAAAAGCGTTTTCCTCTGGGTATCCACTACCTTGAAAGTCTTATGTTGGTGGGTTTGTTTCCCCACCATTAATATAAACCATTTCCACGAATAATGCAAGTAATGTGTGCAACTTAACAAACTGGCACACTCACACGAAATCTTCCAAGTTTATAGTGTATTCTGATACTCGGTTTTGAATTAACTTACCATAATTTTCATTAAGTTCACACCCAATGTAATAACGACCTAATGACTTTGCAACCATACCAGTAGTTCCTGAGCCCATAAAAGGGTCAAGAATTATATCTCCCTTCTGACTACCAGCTTTAATGCAAGGTTCAATCAACTCTGGTGGATATACTGCAAAATGTGCAGCTTTATATGGTTTAGTATTTACTGTCCACACACTTCTTTTTCTTTTTAATCCTTTACCATCTATAGTTGATTCTTTAATTGCATCTACATCAAAGTAATAGTTTTTACTTTTACTTAATAGGAAAATATATTCATGTGATTTGGTGCATCTATCTCTCACACTTTCTGGCATAGGATTTGGTTTATTCCATATTATATCTTGTCTTAAATACCACCCATCTTTTCTTAATGCAAATGCCAACAGCCAAGGGATTCCAATTAAATCTTTACTCTTATATCCCTCTAACTTATTCCCACGAACAGGAGAAAAACTGGGTAAATCTTGATTTGTTTTACTTACTGTTTGTTTTGGATAATTTCCATCACTACGATAATTATAATAACTATCTCCTATGTTTAACCATAGTGTTCCATCATCAGTTAGCACCTCCCTGACACTACGAAATACATCAACTAATTGCTCAACATATTTTTCTGGGGATTCTTCCATACCGATTTGATTTTCCTCTCCACCATAGTCACGAAGTCCATAATATGGTGGCGAAGTAACACACATTTTTACTGGTTCAGTTATTGTTGAAATTGTTTTTCTGCAATCTCCGAATAATATTGTATCCTTCAACTTATCAAGTCCTCTAGTCCTAAAAATTCTTCCATATAATAGTCACAAGTGACTTCATAATATGCAGCTAGAGCTTCAATATCGTTGGCATCAATACCAACTTTTGCAAATAAATCAAGTGTTGAATCGTGCATTGTTTTAACTCATAATGTTTATATTATAGCATAGTTAACTACGAACTATGCTAATTGCTGGTTCTCCATCTTTGAATACAGTATCAACAACTGCCTGTACTTTCTTAGATGTACTGATACCAACCTTGTCATATACTGGAATACATACTAAACCAAATTGCTTAGTGATGTCTCCCTTACGAATGACTCGACCAATAGATTGACTAATGCCAATGTAATCCATAGACCTTAGAAACAATACTGCTTCGAGACCATTGACATTGATACCTTCTGATAATATACTGTGATGTAAAACTACAAATCTCTTGTCTGTTTTACCCCACGCATTGAGAGTATCAAAAAACTCTTCTCTGGTTACTTTCTGACCATCAATTACACCACCAGTTTTTGAAGTGATGTACATATAAGAGTAACCTCTCCATGCTAACTCACTAACAAACTTTGAAAGTGCAATTAGACTTACGATTTGCTTTGTTGATCTTGCACATATCAAAACTTTATCAACATCAACATCATCAATCGTTTCTACAATATGGTCACAATCTTTCTCATAACCAAATCTACTATCGTCAGTAACATCAATCTTTTTGACCACAACTTTAGGTGGTAAAATGTGACCTTCATCAACTAACTTAGGAGCTGGCACATTACAAATGACCTGACCAAAAATGTCACTATCATTCATACCAACTTTCTTAGGTGTCAAAGAATGTTTTGGTGTTGCTGTAAAGAAATACTTTCTCTGTGCATATATTGAACAATACTCAACTGCTTCGATAAAGTTCTTTTGAACTGAGTTGTGTGCTTCATCAAAGTATATTGTATCAATCTCAATATCAAGTGACTCTGTAATTCTGTGTAGTGAATGATATGTTGTAAAGATTAACTGATTTCTGATACTGTTATGATACCAGTTTTCAATCACTTCTGTTTTTGTACTGCTGAAGTGATGAGTCTCTCCACTATGAACGTGCATCACATCTACATTTGTGATATGCTCAAGAAAATCTGCTGACAACTGATTTGCAAGTAAGATACGAGGAGCAACAACAACAATAGTTTTTGATACGCTATTCATATTGAATCTATACTGTGCATCTTCAATCATACACATTGTCTTACCACCACCAGTGGGTACAATAATCTGACCTTTGTTACACTTCTGCATAGCAATAAGTGAATCTAACTGATGTGAACGTAATTTCATTAAAATCTCATTAATACTATTAGTATAGCAATTCTGTTAATGGTGTGGATATTTTTTGTGACACCTTCTTAGGTGGCACATTCAACTCCTCCATTATGATTTGCTTCGGTAGGAAGTTCCAACAATAATAACTACTACTAAATGTAATCTTATCATTGTCTCTACCATCAGGACTTATAAACTTCATTCTCTTATCAAACATCAATAGTTGTAAATCTCTATCTTTAAATAACTGTTTAGGTGCTGAGTCATTTAACCAAGTGTTGGTCATTATCAAAGCAAATGGTTTATTAAATGATAATGCTCTCTCAAAAAACTTTCTCTTGTCTGTAAATGGTGGATTAGAAACTATCATATCCCACTCCTCTGGTTCATAATCAAAGAAGTCTTGACCACTCTCCAGATGTGAACGAATAACTTTGTTTTGTTTTGATATTTGTATGACGAACTGGCTCTCTTCTGTATCAAAAGGACACCAAACTGTGGTATCTTTTGGAATATATTTAAGTATTGGTTCAACTCCATAGTCGGGTGTGTAACACTCATCATTGTTACCACTCGAATACATTAGTTTACCACTATCCAATTCTTTCTTCAATAAATTATTCCTCCTCTTTTTTTCTCTAGTAAATCCATTTCTATTTTTATCTCAACCATTTCTGTCAGGTCTTTGACTTCTTGAGACATAGAACGATAACCAGCACCAACATAAATTTGACCAGCCATTACTGCGACAGTACACGCACCCCAAAAAATATAATACTTTCCAGATTTGATTTGGTGCTTAATTTTAGACAAGGGTTTCATAAAGATATATTTTCTCCCATTATAAAACCCCTGACTTAAAAAGTCAAGGGTCTGTATTGAATCCTACATTTAGAGTAGTACCTCCTTACACATTCGTTTACATATATGCTGATCTTCTTCACACTCGACTATGCACTCGTAGTAGTCTGCGATTTTATCATTTTGTGGGTCAAACGTATGTTTTGATCCAGCCAATTGATTAAATGAAATTAAGTTGTGCATAGTGGTCTCCATTTGGTTAAGTTAAACTCATAATATGAAGAGTTTAGAGCATCTTAGCCTCCGTTTAATTCTACCATTATATAGTCAGGAAACCCTCATTTTGAAACATATCGTAATTATGTATTTCTACTTATAGTCTGTCTTTTCACTGTATTCTTCATCACTATCACGAACATTTTTGTATGGATTTGATGGACGAATTAAATCATCAGGTTCGATTTTCCTCTGTAATATTCTGAGGAAGATGAACAACGAAGAAATTGATAATAGAAAACTAATTGGATTAATCATTGTGGGTCAAGTGGCCTGTATTGTTGAGATTTATATGCACCATAACTAATTTCTGCATCAGGGTCACGATCATCTTGCTTTGATATTCTTCTTCTTATAAATTCTAATTCATTCCAGTTGTCCTCATAACAACATAGACAAACGTGAATCCTTTTATGTAAGAATGTAGATACATTACACTGTGGTCTTGGTTTGGTTGCAATCTCAATCGTTATATAATTTGATATAGGTATCCACCCATTTTTTATTCTCTTTTCATTATCATGTGCATTACCTTTATAATATACCCACCCCTCATGAACTGCTCCTAGCTCTGTAGTCCAACGAACATAATCATTTACTTGAGGGTCGTACATAGACTTGACAAATAATCTCTTATATTATAACATATATAGATAATGTTAGCGATTCCAAACAGATAGCACGAACTATGATTGATTTCTCTTATAAAAACGAAACGAGTCGCATGATCATTGTCCGTTGTGTAGGAGAGAAGAGTTTTTTTATTGAGAAAGTTATATTTCCGTCAGAAATTATTGCATTTAACGCACCAAAAGGTGCAAGAGTAGAAATATGGGGAAATGATTTATCAGGTCTTCACCTTGAAGAAAGTATGACAGTAGACGAATAATTTATTACCAAGGAAGTGGTGGTGGGGCATCTATACTTTCTGTGTTAATACCTGCAGCAGTATCATTCATACGCACTATTATCTTTTCTACTTTGGATTTCATATTATCCACTTCGGTTTGACTTAAATTACTTTCTACCCAAGTCAAAACTTGAGATTCAGTCAACTTTGAATAATCTGTAAAATTATCACTATCAGCTGGTGGTAGAGTTACAATGAAAACTTCAGTAGTATTTTTACCAGTTGTATCATCTATACCATAGATGTATGCTTTAATTTCAGTTACAGTATTAGGTTTCGGAGTGTCCTCCGTTCCCATTTGAGCTATGTGATAAGACCAAG